TCCATCGCCTGGAGTGAGAATGGAAGTGGCGAGACAAGAAGAGTCACTGAGAGCTCGTTGAAAGAAGCTTGAAATCGCCAGCCCTCGACGAATCCCAAGAAGTTTCCTGACTGCATATTAGCCGGCAGATTGGAAAGTGAGATTGGCTGACCCATAAACACATTTATAAGAGCGTCACGATCTGCATCATCGACTTCCGGATTGGTAAGTGCGAAGGTGATGGATTCTAGAAATGCCTGTGGCTGGGCTCTTAGGGTCAAATAGAAATCGGCTTGGTCGCTTGCGTCGGCTGCGTGCTGTAGCGAAGTCGTAATCTGTTGCGCTAGTTTTCCATAGAGTGCGATTGAAGCTGCATCGGTAGCCGTCTCTGTTCCAGACTTCCAGACGATAGAGACATCGTTGCGAATATCTCCGGCCTTAGTCTGAATCTTAATTCCACGGCCTAGAGCTTGATTAGCGTCTAAATCTGTATAGCCGTTAGTGGCTAAATAAGTCGAACGATGCGTCGAGTCGGCATAAGAAATCTGACCTTGAGCATTTTCATAAATATAACCAAGTCCGGAAGTCGCAAGGTCGGCCACCAGATTCCACGTAATCGTCTGATTAGATCCACGCGCTGCCAGCTCATAATTGCCTGGACGATCTATCTCACCTAGCCCTGTATTTTCTGCATCAGCCCACGTCTGCGTCGCTGGCGTGTAAGTCGCCCAGGTAATAGCTGCTGGAACCTCGCTCCAATTATTAACAAGTAAATCTTCCAGGATTGTGTAAATCTGATCGCCGTCAAAGTCTTTAGACAAGACTCCCAGAGTTAAGACCTTTTGGAGCCTTGAGAGGGCTCCTAGAGCCGTGATAGTGACTTCCTGAGTAATTGCCACTGAGCCAGTCTGTGAAACTGTCACGGCGACGTCCACAATGCTTCCGCCAAAGATTGGCACATACGCGCCAGCAGTGTCCTTTACTTGAATTGAGACTGCGTCATTGATTTCGGCCGTGATAGCGCCAAGATTAAGATTTATGAGATTGAGAGTGCAATAGCCGGCTTGAGCCTGTGTGTAGATATTCGTGCGCCCTGATGTAATTGAAAGATTGGCTAGAACGACATCGGTGTATTCAATGCCTGCAATTAAGACTTTCCACTCTGGAGCCCACTGTGTCATTAGACGGCCTGAAGTGCGCCGGCTCCGCCAGTGCCACGATAGAAGGAATCATTGAGCACATTCACGATTGTGCGAGCCGTGCCTTCGGCATCGATTGCGCCATTGACTGTCACATTAATTGGAGATCCAGAAGCTTTCATAATTCCTGCAAGTGTTGTCGTATCAACGCCAGAAGTGCCGAATGGGAATGATGATGAACCGACACTGGCTGCACCAGAAACGGCTGATTTTACTCCACCGCCGGAAGTAGTTGTAGATCCTGTTCCAGTCGAGGCGGACACGCTTGGAACCGAGATTGTAGGAATGCTAGGTGTTGCAGTAGTCGTCTTTGGAATTGTGACTGTGGGAACGCTGACTTGTGGAGCTGAAATCTGTGAGACGTTAGGCAAGAATGGAATTGAGTTATAGACACGAATCAGAGCATTGATTCCAGCAACGGCTCCGGCAATCAATCCGTTTAATCCTTTGATGACCGCACCGATAACATTGATAACGCCGCCAGCAATCTCGCCGACTACCTTGAAAGCTCCGCCTAAGACTGTGACCAGAACCGGCACGACGTACTTCTGAATAAAGCCAATAAATTCTGTAAAGGCTTCTTTGTTGTTATTGATTGCGTCTGTGATTGGCTTAAAGAAATCAGCGAACTTTCCAAGTGCCGGAACGACTTGATTTACCACGAACTCAACAAGCTGCTGAATGATTGGCAGAAGCTTTGCACCGACTGATTCTTTGGCTTCATCAAAGGTCACTTTAAGAATCTCAAGGCGTCCGGCGAATGTCTCTGCGTTAGCTGCTGCTGCGCCACCGAATAGATCTGAAAGCCTGGTCTGCGTCTCTTCGAATGACATCGCTTTAAGCTCTGCGGCCGATAGTCCGATGCCTAGCTTGCCTAGAGCTGCCGTGTTGCCGTCGTAAGCTTTACCAAGTGCGTTAGCTACTGAATCCAAGCCCTTTCCAGTAGCTTGAGAAATGTCCAGAGCAAGATTGAGAAGATCCTGAGCCTTTGTGACATCGTTTGTTGATAGCGAAAGTCGCTGCAAGGCTGGACGGAGTTTATCGTCTGCCACACCAGTGGCTAAAGATGTCTTAAGGATTTGTTTCTCTACCGATGCAATCATTTCATTCGTTGCACCAGTGGCATTCTTTAATGCAGTGGCTAGACGAATCTGTGCAGCTTCATCTTCAATCGCGGCCTTAACTCCATCGACTGCAAGCTTGACGGCGTAGGCTCCAGCAGCAGCGCCGGCGGCTGCGAATGCTAGGCCGGCTTTCTTGCTGAACTCGCCCATCTTTGATGAAGAGTTATCCACGTCTCCGTTAGCTTGCGCCAGTGATTTCTTGAGCTGATCTACATCAGCAAGAATCGAGAGCTTGAGTGTGCGCGATTGTCCGGCCATTTACCACTCCTTCAAGATTCGGTCGAAAGCATTTTCCCACTTTGCAATCAAGTCTGGCTGGATTTCGCGGAGTGTCGGATAAATAAAGTAGCCCTTAGAGTTTGACCATTTTGGGAATTGCTTAAACTTAATAGATCCGAACTCTGTACCGCCCCAAAGATCCTTTGTCGTTGCTCCGCCTGAGAACTTCTGACTTACGAAGCCGAAAGATAGCTCGCCAATCTTGGAAGATTTAGACACACGGGAACCACTGGCAATTCGATTGGCGGCCTCGCCTCGACTGGTCGCCTTTTGCTGAATCTTGCCTTGAGCAAACTCTGCAAGAGCTGACGATTCTCTTTTAGCTGCATCAGTAGCTGCTCCGTCCATCGCCTTGAATGCCGAAGTGATGCGACGAAGGTCTGCCTTGTCATAGGCAATCTCAACCTTGTCGCTCATTCTTTTTCTCCAGTATCTCGAAGGCCGTATAGATCTGCTCCGCCGTCGTCCATTCGCTCATCGGAATGCCTGTGGCTATTGCTAACTCCACAAGGATTCGATTTACGCTTCCGGCGGCGTAACTTTTGGGAGAACGTCACCGACTGTCACGTCGGCTACTGTTTCACACCAGATCTCATAGCCCTTGATTGGCTTGCCACCAGCTTCACGCTTCATCGCATTCCACGCAAGGAAGAGAAGATCAGAGATTCCAATCTTCTCCTGCGCTTGCGAGATTGTGCTGCCTGTCTTTTGTTCCCATTTAGCCCACTCTGGCGGTTGTGCAGTGTAAGTGCCAAACTCGCCTGATGTGTATTCGATTGTGATTGGTAGTCTCATTCTTTGCTCCCGTTTCTATTGATTAACTGAATGTATCGGCTGGCTTGCCATCGACTAACATAGCCCAAGAATCTGTTTGTGCTTCTGGAGCAGTGCCGCCAACGGAAGGAAATACTGGATACACGTTGCATGTAAAGACTGCGCCAGTAACGGCAGTGAATGACACGGCCAAAGTTGTGTTTGGAGCAGTATCAGCAGCAGTCCACATTGCTTCAAAGAGTGATGATGCAACGCCCCAGTCTGCAAGAAGCTCAAGGTTGAGCGTCCACTGATCATCGATGTGCTTATAGGCTTTTCCATCGAGTGTTTGATAAGTCGTAATGACGGGCGCATTGACTAGCGTTGCGGCCGTTGTTTGTGCGTCATAGTTCACTGTGGCGATTGTTAAAACTAGGTCTCTCGCCGTGACGATTGTTGTTGGCATTTTTTGCTCCTTATATTGTCTGTTGTGTGTAGTAAGTGCTGACCGAGAGATCCGCCACTAGTAGATTGGTCGCGCCGACCTGTTGGATTGTCGGACGTTGAACGTCTCCGACTTCGTAACCTGCTGGCATCGCTGCCATAATGCTAATAACAAGCTGCTCAAGATTGTCGAGTGCTCCGGCCGTGTTGTTGTAAGCAACGGCCGCAGTGACCACAAAGTTAATTTTCACGCGTACCTGCGATTTGCCGATTGTCGTCGTTTCTAAATAAGGCGAATCTGGAACGATTACGCAAGCCGGCGGAATGACTGCCTCTGGAGGTGAGCTATACACAGAAGCCACGACGCCAGAGAGAGCAGTCGCAAGAGTGCCTCTGACGTTTGTTGCAATAGTTGTTGGCGTAGGCATCACATGGCCATCGTTGAGACGTCGATGTAATTACCTAATAAACCGATGACGCGATTTTGCAGTGATCGACCCATTCGATATGGCGATGGCTGAAAATCTACGCCTTCAATTTGACCTCCTGGAGCGACCACGCTCTGGAATATCTCAACGCTGACGATGGTGACCGCCTGTTCGACTGCGTCGGTATTCGCATAGAGCGTGGCCGCGTCTGCCCCAGATAGATAAACTACGCCGCCAGGAATGACTGGACGGAATGTAATGTCACTATTTGTTATAGCTGCCGTGAAGTAGAAATATGGAGCCGGATATGCGAAAGGTAAGTAAGGAAATGGATCATAATAATTTGAAGTCACTGTCAGTGTTCCGTTGAATGTAGCTGGAACGCAACCTGTAACGACAACACTTTGACCGGCGACAAATGTGTTCGGCTTTTGTGTTATGTAATAGGCAACATTGTTTTGAAGATAAACGGCGGCGACTGAGTTTTGATTGGCAGTCAATAGCGGCAGAATTACCTGCTCGGCTGAATCAATAATGCTTTCAAGATAATCGTTTGAATAAAGAGAAACAGAGACGCCAAGAACCGTCCGAAGACTAGCTACGGTAATGATTGCTGGCATCTCTGTCTCCTTTATGTGAGCTGCTGGGCTAGATACGGGAGCGCACCTAGCCCATGATTAATTAGGTTAGGTTGAAGCGACGAAGTCCGCCTGCGAAGACGGCTTGAGCTGCGATGTAACCGTAAAGTGAAATCTCAATCTCGCCTGTTGTTGGCACATTTGTCGCCAATGTTAAAGCTGGAGATTCGAAGATTTCGATTGAACGTGGCTCGATAAT